TTTCCAATTGCATTTGTTCCATTTGGTAGAGCTTTTGGCAATTTCGCAGGGAGTTTAATTGTTGGTTGATTAACACCACCCAACTCAGGAGTAGGAATTTTCAACTCAGGAGTAGGAATTTTCAACTCAGGAGCACCACCACTCGGCAAACTATCTCGCCGTTCCGTCATTGCTAGTTTTCTCTTTAGTTTTATTTTAAGTGAAGATTTTAAATCAGACTCCTCGATTTCCTTAGTAGTGAAATACTCTTTCCCAAACATTTTAACGCCTGCTTTCAACTCAGGAGTACCACCAAGCTTCGCTTTTTGTGCAATAACAGGAATTGATTTCAACTCAGGAGTACCACCAAGCTTTGCTTGTCTTTCTTTCCTTTTTTGTGCAAAATAGGCATCATGATCAAGTTCTTCACGGTTAGAGGTACTTTTTTTAGGTGCAACCAAGGGCATTCCAGATGACGGTCTATCACCACCTTTGGTTGGAACCACATTTCCTAAAGTTGGAACAAAGACTCTAGGCATTATTTTCCCTAATTCTGCTAAATTCATAATCCTTACATCGACAACCTTCTTACCACCAATGGCAGCTGAGGCTTTAGTTTGTTTAACCAATTCACCAGATTTTCTTTGGTCTAAATTAACAGAATTCTCACCTAGTATAGCACCCGTTATCTTAGCGTCACCGTAAGCATTTTGAGTATTTACCCTTTTGTTTTGTATGTTCTCAGTTGTCGAGGTTTTGTCTCCAAAGGTGATAGACCTGTCAACTGCTTTTTGATCAAATCCAACCCAACTGGCAACACCAGAACCAACTTTAGACCAAAAACTAGGATTTGTCTTGTTTTGATATTCGATTAATTTATCAAGTAACTTCATATGTTGATCAAGTGTTTTATCATCCATCGGTTTAAGCATCATCTTACCGAAATCAATAGCGTTCCAATCAACTTGACCCCATGGCACCTTTGACATATTGTCAAAGACTTCAGCCATTGCCATCATATCATCATATTCATCATGATCAAATGCATCAACTATTTTCTTAATTCCTTCTGATGCAAAATCAAAATCACCACTCTTTACAGTATTCATAAATCCTTTTATTCTATATCCAAAGCTACCAAATGCACTGGCTATCTTTTCAATACCAGGCGCAGCAGCTGCTATTCTTTCCATTTTCTTGATAGGATCAGATGAGAAGAGATTGGAAAACGCATCCCCAAGGGAAGAAAGCATACCACCACCCGAAAGTGCCACAAATCCAGCAGCAATTCCAGCGAGAGCAGGACCAGCTAATAGTAATTTTGTCCAACTAACTTTAGCTAAGGCGGTGAACACATTTGCCATTTTCTGTAATGGTTTAGATGCAAGTTTCGCAGCATATGCAAATGGAATGAGTGCAATTCCTACTGCACCTATCGCAGCTGCACCAATGAAGAGTAATGGTGCTGCCATTCCAGCTACCGCAGCCATAGCACCAAATGCCAGTACCGTAGTTATTCCTATTGCAACTGATTTCCATGTTATCTTACTAAATCCTTGCATCGCTTTAGAGAATATCCACACACCAGCAGACAGGACACCTAATGAGGCTGCCCCTAATAGTACTTTAGGATTACCTAAGAATTTAAGTCCTCTGGCGATACCCTTAAACAACATCATGAAGAAGTCACCAGCACCTTTACCTATATTCTTCATTGCTTTGCCGATATTTTTTGTTCCTGACGCTAATGATTTTGTCCAACCACCACCACTACCACCAGTACCACTTTTACTAAGTGAAGAAGTAATTCCTTTAGATGAACCACCACCTGTTACTTTATCTTTAACATTAGATACACCACCTGTTAATTTATCTTTCCAACCACCTACCTTATCTTTAAGACCACCTACCTTATCTGCAATACCAGCACGACCACTTTTTGTAACCAGTGCCATAACACCTTTACCTAGCATTTTCGCACCTTTCCATAAGAGTAGAGGTTTGAATGCTAACGTAAGGGCAGCAAGCACTGCTGCAATTTGAATAAAAGGATTGGCATTTAGTAACCATGTAAGTACGTTACCAACCGTTTTTGCGAATTTTTTCCATCCTTCGGATTGGAAAACTTTTATAAGCACCGTAAGACCAATGGCAGTTAGGAACGCTATCAAACCACCCTTTGCAACTTTACCCGCACCCTTAGCCATACCTTTAAGAGACTCACCGATACCCTTGAGCATCTTCATCATTCTATTTTCTTTAGCAACAGTTTTGGATTGATCTTCAACTTCAGCGGAATCCTTTGAATCTTGTTTACCAGTGTTTGTTCCTTCTGGTGAAGATGGATCATTCAAAGAAACAACCCCCCATCCAGGCATATTCACTCCCGTTTTCTGCAACTCTTTTCCTGAAGAAACCAAACCGGCGATATCTGGCATAGAATTACGAATGGCATCACCTGTCTTCTCTACATGACCACTTAAACTATCCGTTATACCACCTTTGAGAAACATCCGTATATCTTCAGTAACACTGACTAAATTATCTAAAAGAGTGAGTTGTTTAATGGAGTGTGTTTCTAGCTGCTCAAAGGTTGTGTTTGCACCCTCTTGTAATTTCTGATCAGCTTTATTGCCGTCATCGAGAGTTTTAGAATCCTTTTTTGCCTGATTGATACCTTGTGTAGTAAGCTTCTGTTCTCTAGTATGAAGCGACCATTGAACAGCAAGTTCCTTCAACCATGTCTTGTCTTGCAAAGTGAAGTTGGTTAATGTATTAAGGCTGGAAGCTATAGCACTCAGGTTGGCATTCAATGTTGAAGTTTCATTCACCAGTGAATCTTTGAGACCTTCTATAGTTTTTTGAAATGAAGCTTCATCGTATGCCATTATTTTTTACCTTTTGGTAATGATGCACCAGGCTTACCTACATATAAACCAAAGAATGCAGCACCAGCACCTACGATGGTGGATATGAACATTGCTTGTGCATTGGTAGGATTAGATAGATCCATAAACCAATTTACAGACGCATAGAATGCCCAACAGTATGAAAGCATAACGAGTCGTGGAATTATACGAAACTTATCCAACATACCCGCTGTCTTATTATACCAAGTAGGCTCTTCATCCCCATGACTAGGGACAATATCGGATTTCTGTAGTTCGTATTCCTTCGTTGTCTCTGTTATTTTAACTGTATCATCTGCCATCTTGGTTCTCCTATTATCCACGAGCAGCTTCAGCTCGTAGTCGTTTTTCTTCTTCTTTTAACCATTCAACTAGCAATGTGACGTATACTTCCCTCTCCCAAGGTATCAAGTTCTCAATTTCTGTCAAACTCCACTTATGGTGCTGTATAAGTGCAAAGTTTGTTCGATAATAACTTTCCATACTCTCATGAGAGAGGGTTAGACGAAAAAATCATCGAATCCTGATAATGTAATTTCATTCTCTTTCTTAGTCTTAGGGTTTGTAACCTTAATAGTGTGTGTCAATTTAGGCATAGTTTCAAAGAAATGGTTAATTTTCTCCAAGTGTGCCGTTGACATTGTATCGATAAATTCATTTAGATCATTGTCAGTGATATCAATTTTGTGATGAATTTCTTCACCATCATGAATTTCAGCAATACAAGTTTTAATCATAGAGAATAGTTGTTCAGTATCCCCCAAACCAGCTTGAACTGATGAGATATCTGTCATTGTAGGATATGTCATATATAAGGTAACATCATCTGTTAGTTTAATAACAGGATTGTGATCCTTATCATCTGATACTTCAATGTCATCCAGAGGAATTTTTACTGGAACTACTGTTTCTCCATCATCAGGACAGGTAAGAGACAATTCTAGTTCCTCACCAATACTTTTACCTCTCACATTGATAAAGATATACTCTAAATCAAATGAGGGCATGCTCCAAGGATCTACTTTACCAAAGGTACATTCTGTAATGGTATCTGCAATCGCTTTTTGGATTGTTGTTTGTGACTCTGATTCTTGTGCAATCATAAGTATTTTCTGTTCTTTCACAAGGAAAGGACGATATTCAATCGTTTCATCTGAAGATGGAACGGTAAGTGTGTACTTTACACTATTAAGTTTTGGTAATGCCATGATTTAATCACTCCTGTTTTAATCATTATTTTATTTACTGGTATTGTCCACAAGTTTTGAGGTTCCAGCTTCTGATAATTCCACAATTTTTTCAGGTGGAACTCTAGTCCAATATCTAAATGAAAAGGACACTTCTGTTTGAATTGCTGTAGTTGTTGGTTCCATAGACAATGGAATTGGATTTAAAGTTTTAGGCCACGCCTCCCTACAAGTTATACCGTAAGAAGGTAGTCCGTCTTGAGTTAACAAATAAATGGTTATGTCTCCTATAAAATCATCGTAGTATCCTAAATTCCAATCTTTTTCATTGAAACACATACTTTGCCAAACTTCAAACGTATGTCTGACTGCCAAATCCCGTGTCTCTAAGAATGTAAGTGTGATATCTTCTGCATAACTCACACCTTCTGGTACTGAACGAACAGGACCATATATATTTGTTTCTTCAAATGACGTAAGGGTTCTACCAGCAAGATTAACTCCTACACATCTGAGGTCTACAAATTCATCAAGGTATTGACCAGCGATGGATGGCATTTTCTTTGGCCAAGTAAAGTCTACCGCAAATTTATTGTTTAAGGCAATACCGTCAAAGCTGATAGAATTAAGTACTCTTGATATCATTGCGGGCATTAAATTAGTTTCCTTGAATCTGACCAGACAGCACGATCAGATGACTTTTTGAACTGTTGTACTGGTAGAAGTGTAGCAACAGTAAATTCATCTGCATCTATACGTCTAAACCTTGTTTTTACATGTCCTGCTAAATACCTGTGTATTGTAGGACGCACTTCTTTTATATTCTTTACACCACTATAGTTTACTGCAAGTGTAGTACCCTCATCGAAGTTAGTATCGGTAGAGAAATCTACGAGTTTATCTAAGAGTGCCATTCTTAATGGTATGGGTAGATAATGCAAGTTGATACCCAAGAATCCATCAGGGTATGATTCCAAAGGTAATACCAAGGGGAATGTGTCATAGTATGGTAGCGTCTTAGCATGTTTAGGACCATATACGAACATATTCAATCTACCATAAAATGGTTTACCAGCCTGTTTACCATCTCGTATCAACTCTGAAGACTTTGGTGTACCAAACTCTTTGATTTTATCTCTATACCATGCAGTTGAGCGAGGACGACCTCTTTGTGCTGCAACCACACTCTGTATGTATTTGCTCTGTGCCATATAACTATTTATAAGTAATCTCAAGATGGTCTTCATTAAGAATCTTAAATTCCATATCATTATTATCACACCATGCAGTGGCATGCTTCCATTTTGCTTCGTTTATACCCCATGTATATACTTCTTTAAACCATCTTTTGGTTTTTCTCTTGGGTGAGGTAGTGGGGGGAGAGCATTGCTTCTTTGGTTTAACTTCAATGATGAATTTCTTCTTCATTCCATTCTGTTGGTTAACTTTTATATAAAAATCTGGAAAATAACGATGTATTTTACCGTCCCAAGGAGATAAATAGGGTATAATGACTTCTTCACTACCCCATTCAAGTATTTTAGGATTGTTGTCGCAATATACCATGAACTTACGCTCCCAAAGAGAACGGTATACTATCCGTTGTGGATTACCCATATACTTCTTGGGA